AATCATCTTATGCAATATTTGATAGTGGTTATAAGTATGTTTATGATAGATTTAATAATAAGTTTAGATATGTTCCTGTCAATGGAGACATTGCTGGATTGATGACACGTACAAACATTGTTGCTTATCCTTGGTTCTCACCAGCAGGACAACAGCGTGGTACTATTAATAATGCAATTAAACTTGCATACAACCCAACAAAAGCTCAAAGAGATAAGATTTATCCTGCGAGAATTAACCCAGTTGTTACACAACCTGGTGTTGGAACAATCCTCTTCGGTGATAAGACTGGATTAGGATATGCATCCGCATTCGACAGAATCAACGTTCGTCGTTTATTCCTTACAATTGAGCAAGCACTTGAAGGTGCAGCAAATGCCCAGTTGTTCGAGTTGAATGATGATTTAACAAGAGCAAACTTTAGAGCAATTGTTGAACCATACCTACGTGATGTTCAAGCAAAGAGAGGTCTTAACGGATTCCTCGTTATTTGCGACGAAACCAATAACACACCTGATGTTATTGATAATAATGAGTTTAGAGCAGACATCTTCCTGAAGCCTGCTAAGTCAATCAACTATGTTACTCTTACCTTTGTTGCTACACGAACAGGTGTTAGCTTCGAGGAAGTAGCAGGTCGAGTTTAAATCTAGCACATTAATAAAAGGAGGACACAAAAAAAATGGCTAATTCTCTAACCAAATTTAAATCAATTCTTGCAGGTGGTGGTGCAAGGCCTAATCTGTTTGAGGTAACTATCTCAGACTTTCCAGGATACACCGATGCAGTTGGTGAAGATATCAAGTTCTTATGTAAAGGAGCACAATTACCAGAATCAACAGTTGGTCTGGTAGAAGTTCCTTTCAGAGGAAGAACTTTCAAAGTTGCAGGTGACAGAACATTTGCACCTTGGTCAATCACAGTTATCAATGATACTGATTTCGCAATCAGAAATGCAATGGAAACTTGGATGCAAACCATAGCACAATATAAAGATGGTTCTGGTGCTACAGATCCTGGCGATTATATGAGAGAAGCAACAGTTTCTCAACTTCTTAGAGATCCATCTACTCTTACTGCAACATCAGGACAAGGAACAGAAGCTAAGAGAACTGATGCAGGTCAGTATAGATTCTATGACATTTGGCCAACAAATGTTAGTGCTATTGATTTATCTTACGATTCTTCAGATGTACTTGAAGAATTTACAGTGGAGTTCCAAGTTAACTACTGGGCCCCTGAGACCAAGAATAATACTGAAGGTTAAAACCCTGCATTATTTGCATATTTGTGGTATAATAAATACTACAGTAACTATAGACGTTTAGATAATGGCTAAATTGTTTGGATTCTCAATAGAGGATAACGAACCAATTTCACCCGACGTAGTTTCCCCCGTACCTCCGAATAAGGAGGACGGGGTTGACTACTATTTAAGTAGTGGATTTTTTGGTTCTTATGTCGATATAGAAGGAATCTATAAGACAGAATACGAATTAATAAGAAGATATCGTGAGATGGCATTGCATCCAGAATGTGATAGTGCTATTGAAGATGTTATTCAGGAAGCAATAGTTTCAGATTTGAATGATAGTCCTGTAGAATTGGACTTGGATCATTTAAATGCCAGTGATGGTATTAAGAAAAAACTTAGAGAAGAATTTAAATATATCAAAGATTTATTAGATTTTGATAAAAAAGCACACGAAATTGTTCGCAATTGGTATGTAGATGGAAGATTATATTACCATAAAGTAATTGATCTAAAAAATCCAGAAGCAGGTATACAGGAATTGAGATATATTGACGCAATAAAAATGCGTTATGTTAGACAGCAAAAGAAAACTGATAATAATGGTAGGTTTCAAAACCCAATGAGACTTAATGATAATCCTATGGATTATGAGTTTCCTCAAATAGAAGAATATTTCCTTTATAATCCAAAAGCATCATATCCTACTGGTGGAGCTGGATCTGCTGGTGGTGGAATTAAGATGACTAAAGATTCCATTGCATATTGTACATCTGGATTAGTTGATAGAAATAAAGGTAATACCTTATCTTTCTTACATAAAGCAATTAAATCACTCAACCAATTAAGGATGATTGAGGATAGTCTTGTTATATACAGATTATCAAGAGCACCAGAAAGAAGAATATTCTATATTGATGTAGGTAATCTACCTAAAGTTAAGGCAGAACAATACCTTCGTGATGTAATGAATAGGTATCGTAACAAGTTAGTATATGATGCTAACACTGGTGAAGTCCGTGATGATAAAAAATACATGGCAATGTTGGAAGATTTTTGGCTTCCAAGAAGAGAAGGTGGTAGAGGAACAGAGATTACTACCTTACCTGGTGGACAAAACTTAGGAGAAATCACCGATATTGAGTACTTTAAGAAGAAATTATTCAAGTCACTTAATGTTCCTATCTCTAGAATAGAAGGAGATGGTGGTTTTAATATGGGTAGATCATCCGAAATACTCCGTGATGAATTAAAATTCAGTAAATTTGTTGGACGTTTAAGAAAAAGGTTCGCAAATTTATTCAATGATATGTTAAGAACTCAGTTACTTCTTAAGAATATCATTACCCCAGAAGACTGGGAAACAATGAGTGAACATATACAATATGACTTCTTATATGATAATCATTTTGCTGAATTAAAAGAAACTGAATTATTTAATGAGAGAATGGCAGCAGCAACATCTGCTGAGCCATATGTTGGAAGATACTATTCACAGGATTATGTAAGAAGAAAACTTCTAAGACAGACTGATGAAGAGATTATCGAACAGGATAAACTCATGAAGAAAGAGATTGCAGATGGTGTTATACCTGATCCAATGGCTCCTGTTGATCCTGAAACTGGACAACCAATGCAAGATTTGGGATCTCCAATCATGGAACCAGACTTAGAAAAACAAGCACAAGCAGCAGATGCTCCAGAAATGCCTTCTGGTGGAGAGATATAAATATTAAGGACTATATATGTTTTTGATTTAAAATGGAAGACAATTTAATGGATATGATCATTTCTGATGAGTCTCCATCCAATATTAGCGACAAGATTAAAGATATTCTGTTTGCAAAATCAGCAGAAAAAATTGATGGTGTCAAAGGTTCAGTAGCTGCTTCTACTTTTGGGTCTGATCAAGAGGCTGTAGATCAAGCAGTTTCGGATGCTGCAGATGTAATTTCTGGTGCTGATAAGACTCCAGAGGCATCTGACGCAGAGTAATTATAAATAACTATTAATGCAATATTAGTTTCGGAATAAAATGAAACTCATAAGAGAAGAAATTGAATCGGTAAAGATTATTACTGAAGCAAAAGGAGGTAAAAGATCTCTTTTTATAGAAGGTATTTTCCTTCAAGGTAATATCAAAAATCGTAATGGTAGAATGTATCCATTAGATACTCTTCGCAAAGAGGTCGAAAGATATAATGAGTCTAATATTGTAAGTGGTAGAGCACTTGGCGAACTAGGTCATCCAGATGGCCCTACAGTAAACCTTGATCGTGTATCACATAAAATTGTCTCATTAAGAGAAAGCGGTTCTAATTTTATTGGAAAAGCAAAAATCTTAAATACACCAATGGGTAAAATTGCATCTAATCTTATAGAGGAAGGTGTAAAACTCGGTGTTTCCTCTCGTGGTATTGGTTCATTGAAACCAACCAAAGAGGGATTCAATGTTGTTGGTGAAGACTTTATGTTAGCAACAGCAGCAGATATAGTTGCTGATCCTTCTGCTCCCGATGCATTTGTTGAGGGAATTATGGAAGGTAAAGAGTGGGTATGGGAAGGAAGCATACTCAGAGAGAAATTTGCATCGGATGCAAAGAGAAGAATCAACACTTTAGTTGATCAAAAAAGGCTAGAAGAGAACAAGTTAGGTCTCTTCAATGAGTTTATAAACTCATTGTAAAGTCTTATATTATAAATAAATATAGATTTTTTCACAATTTACGAGAATCGGAGAAACTTCAAATGTCTAGTGACAAAAACTTACAAGCAATGGAAGAGGACGTTAAGCAATCCAAGACTGCAGTAAACGCTAATGCAGCACCTGCACAACCTATGGAGAAGCTTTCTACTGGCGGCACAGCCCCTACAGTAGAAGACCTTGGCGGTCCAACACCTGAAAACTATAGTCCAACTAACGACTCAGCAAAACTTAAAGATGCTGCTGGTTCGTTAAAGCAAGTTAGGGACGTAGTTAACAAGAAAGCTGTTAAAGCAGAAGAAGTTGAAACTTCCGAGGAAGTTATTGAGGAAGAAGAAACTACTACAAACGAAGTAGTAGCAGAAGAAGAAGCAACTACTGAAGAAGTGGTATCTGAAGAAGAGACTACTGAAGAGGAAGTTGTTGCTGAAGCACCTGACTATACAGAGATTGACATCGAAGAAGATGTTACTGCTCTTGTAGAAGGTGAAGAACTTTCCGAAGAGTTCAAGGAAAAAGCAAAAACAATCCTTGAAGCTGCCATCAAAGGTAAAGTAACACAAATCAAGGAATCTCTTGAGGCTGGTTACGAGACTAAACTCGTCGAGGAAGTAGAAGAAATCAAAGGTGCTCTTAACGAGCGTGTTGATTCCTACCTAGAATATGTAGCTGAAGAGTGGTTCACTGAGAACCAACTTGCAGTCGAAGGCGGTCTTAAGGAAGAACTCACTGAGTCTTTCATGACTGGTCTTAAGAGTCTTTTTGAAGAACATTATGTAACTATCCCTGAAGAAAAATATGATGTACTACAGAGTATGGTAGAAAAACTAGATGACATGGAAACCAAGCTCAATGAGCAAATTGAGAAGAACGTTGGATTAAACAAGAGACTTGCTGAGTCTGTTGCTGATGGTATTCTTGAGTCTGTTTCTGAAGGCCTTGCAGCCACTCAGAAAGAGAAGCTCGCCTCACTTGCTGAAAGTGTAGAGTTTGATAGTGAAGCACAATATCGTGACAAGTTGGAGACATTAAAGGAATCTTATTTCCCTACAAAGTCATCTTCAACAGTTAAGTCCGAGAGTCTATCAGAAGGAGTTGATTCATCAGAAGCAGTAGCATCTGGTACAATGGCTCATTATTTAAAGACACTCTCTAGTCTTAACAAATAATTGATTTTAACATAATCAAACAAACTTTAACTTTTACAAATAAAGCAAATGTTCCATTCAGAACAGTTGCAGGAAAAGTGGGCTCCACTATTGAACCATGAGGGTTCAGCAGAAATTAAGGATCCCCATAGAAAAGCGGTTACGGCCGTCCTGCTCGAAAACCAAGAAAAATTTCAAAGAGAACAGTCAGCATTTAATGAGTCTGGCTCATTCTTAACAGAAGCAGTACCAACCAACTCAACAGCATCTGGTGCAACTCCAGGTCTCGGTGGTGCTACTACAGGAGCAATGCAAGGTTTCGACCCTGTATTGATTTCACTTATTCGTCGTTCAATGCCTAACTTGGTCGCTTATGACCTTGCTGGTGTTCAACCAATGAGTGGTCCTACTGGACTTATCTTCGCAATGAGATCTCGCTATACCAGTCAGACTGGAGACGAGACATTCTACGATGAAGTAAACACAGCGTTCTCAGGTCAGCCTGCAGGACTTGACGATG